CTGAACCGAGCTGGTCTCGGCATGGAGGTCATGCACGAACGCAATGCCCATAACTTCCCGCTTGACTTGGCTGCTGCTGATACCACTCCTGTGGCATTGACTGCACCAGCAATCGGCTGACCATTTTCGTACGTTCATCCCTAACGGGACGCATGCTGCCTAACCATGGAACGGGGGTTAGGTTTATCCTGTACGAACTATGTCTGATCTCGAAAAGCGTTACATCCTCAAGCAGTACAACAAAATGCTGCGTGAGGCCAAAGAGCTTGCGCTCTGCTATCGCGGAACTGCTTACAAAAAAACTGTTCTAAACTAATGCCACACCAATCCAAAAAAGTCACCGCAGCTAGAACTAAGCTGTCACCAGAGCCTACGCCTCTGAACTTTGACTTGCCGTTCAACCGTTGCGGTCACTGTGGACCAAAGAAAGCGGAATGCCGCAAACAAAAGAAGTGCCTTAAAGGTCTTCTGTAATAGCTTGGGAGGCACCTCAGAGTCGGACCTCCCTTGCATTGGCACGAGCCGGGTACGCCCGACACCTCGCGCCGTCTAGACGGTGGGATAGACCACAAAAATTTTTGATCGATCAAGAAACCTGCTCCATATCTTTTCTTTTTTTTAATCCATAACAATGGCACATCAGTCTTCTACGCTGACCACTAGCCTTACACGGCCTGGTGCAGCTAATGGCGGGACCGACGCCCGCGCCCTTTACCTTAAATTGTTCTCAGGTGAGATGTTTAAGGGTTTCCAGCACAACACCATCGCTCGCGATCTGGTGATGAAGCGCACGCTTACCAACGGTAAGTCTATGCAGTTCATCTATACTGGTCGTACCACGGCTGAGTATCACACCCCCGGAAACGCAATCCTCGGTAACACCGACGGTGCGCCCCCGGTGGCCGAGAAGACCATCACCGTTGATGACCTTCTGATCAGCTCCGCTTTCGTCTACGAATTAGATGAGACACTTGCACATTACGAGCTGAGGGGCGAGATCTCTAAGAAGATCGGCTTCGCTCTTGCCGAAAAATATGACCGTCTGATCTTCCGTGCCGTCACCCGTGGCGCACGTGCTGCATCTCCGATCACCAAGTCCAGCTTCGTTGAGCCCGGTGGCACCCAGATTCGTGTGGGCACCAGCACCAACGCTTCTGACGCCTATGATGCTCAGAAACTGACCACCGCCTTCTTCGACGCCGCTGCTGCGATGGACGAAAAGGGCGTGTCTCAGGAAGGCCGTGTGGGCATCCTGAACCCCCGTCAGTACTATGCACTGATCCAAGAGGTCGGTAACAATGGTCTGATCAACCGCGATCAGCAAGGCACCGGTCTGCAAAGCGGACAGGGCATTGTGGAGATTGCTGGTATCAAGATCTACAAGTCCATGAACATTCCGTTCTTCTCCAAGTATGGTACCAAGTTCGGTACTGGTTCGGCTACCAACCCTGGTACCACCAGCCCCGGCAACCTTGGCTCCTTCGTTGGTCCTGATCTGGAAGATGCCGCTAACGACGTTACCGGTATCAACAACGAGTACGGTGAAGAAACCGAATTCGCAAACTCCTGTGGCCTCATCTTCCAGCGCGAAGCTGCTGGTTGTGTGGAAGCCATGGGTCCCCAAGTGCAAGTCACTTCGGGTGACGTCTCCGTGGTCTACCAGGGCGACGTGATCTTGGGTCGTCTCGCCATGGGCGCAGACTACCTGAACCCTGCTGCTGCTGTTGAGCTGTACGCTGGTACCGCTACTGCACCTGCTGCATTCTGATTTATTCTCTTATGGGGGTGGCTTCGGCTGCCCCTTTTTTTTATCTATATGTCTACTCCCTCTACGATTTCACTCGATACCGAACTATCCGCAGTCAACTCTATTCTGGGGAGTATCGGTCAAGCTCCAGTATCTAGCCTTGATTTTGACAACCCAGAGATCTCTTTGATTCACAACTTGCTTCGTGAAATCAACGTAGATGTACAAAGCGAGGGTTGGCATTTTAACTCAGATAAAAACGTAAAAACGTCTCCTGACGCTAATGGTTATTTTAACGTGCCTTCTAATGTGGTACGTTACGACATTACTGATGGTCAAGACAACAAAGATACAAACGTCGTTATTCGCAACGGCAGGCTGTACGACAAGTACCACCGCACCGATGTGTTTACAGAAGACAAGTATATTGATAGCGTAACGTTGTTTGACTTTGGGGATATTCCCTCTGTGTTCCGTCGTTACATTACTTATCGTGCTGCCGGACGTGCAGCAACACAACTTATTGCAAACCCACAGCTTGTACAGCTACTTGGATCCCAAGAGGCTCAAGCTCGTGCTGCGTGTATTGAATATGAATGTGAGCAGGGTGACCATAACTTCATGGGCTGGCCTGACGGCACTTCGTATCAAGCTTATCAACCTTATCACGGACTCCGGCGTCACTAATGACAAGCATTACTCAGACCATCCCTAGCCTTACTGGCGGTATCTCACAACAGCCTGACGAATTGATGCTACCAGGTCAGGTAAAAAACCTTGTAAATGCACTTCCTGACATTACAGATGGTCTGGTAAAGCGTAACGGCAGTCGTCTTATCGACTCCCTATCTGGTGCTACCAGCACTGGAGCGTGGTTCAGCTACTACCGTGATGAATCAGAAGGTGCTTATATTGGACAGGTGCAGACTGATGGCTCAGTCAATATGTGGAAAGTATCTGATCCTAGTGTAAGTATAAGCGTAACTAATAACGTTAGCAGCTACCTAGCCACTGCTGCTACTAATCTTAAATTCCTTACTGTAAACGACTATACCTTTGTCACTAACACTACTAAAACAGTGACAATGGATACCACTACTGCTACTGCTAAACTGCATTCATATTATGCGTTTGTAGAGCTGAGGCAGTTGCAACACGGTAGAGAATACAACCTAAATATCTTTAACTCTTCTGCTACTGAAACTGTTCTTACAGGCTCTGGTAAAGGCAAAGCAACGCTTATTCAGCTAGACGATAGCTATACTATTTCATATCCTACAATTACTAGGGGCGGTACTAACAATTCAGGAATTAGCCCAAGTCTGCCTGATCAAGGTACAGAAGTTTACATTGAAGATGAGACTGGTAGTGGTGCTACTGGTAAAAACCTTGCGTTTAGAATCACCAACACAGGTCAGGTTCAGGTGCAAGAAAATGCAGGTGATGAAATCAACGGTGATGACTACGTTGGCGTCTATAACCCTACCATCGAACTGCTGAATGGTGGCTACGGCTGGGCTGTTAATGATACAGTTGACGTCACTCTCAAGGGTGTTACGTATCGTGTCAAGGTTCTTGAAATCCAAGAGATTAAATTAAAACAGAACATTGGTGTATTTAGACCAAAGCCTACTACCTTTAACGGTAACATGACGCTTTCTGCTGAGGACATCCTTAGCCAAGCAACTACCTCTGATTTAGGAGTCACCGTCGAACGTGTTGGTAATGGTCTATACCTGTCTAGCTCTAGTGAATTTACTGTAGGAACAAGTCAACCAGACCTGTGGCGTATCCTAGGTCAGACTGTAAATGACACATCTTTGTTACCTTCTCAATGCAAACACGGTTACATTGCAACTGTGTCTAACAGTCAAGTAGCCAGCGAAGATGACTACTACCTCAGGTTTGTTGGTGACAACGGCATTAGCGGTGTTGGTACTTGGGAAGAAGTAGCTGAACCTGGTATTAAAATTAGGATTGACAACAGCAAGCTACCAGTAACTATCCGTAGGTCTGGTGTTAATGCTTTTGTTGTTGATACATTTAGCATCAGTGCCTGGAGTGATCGTGCTGCTGGTGACGAAGATACGAACCCACTGCCATCCTTTATTGGCAATAAGATCTCACAAACATTCTTCCACCGCAACCGTCTAGGCTTCTTAAGCAACGGTAATGTCATCCTAAGTGCTGCTGGTGATTTGGGACGATTCTTTAATCAAACCGCTTTGCTGGTAAACCCTAATGATCCTATCGACATTGCTGCTAGTTCTACTGAGCCTACTGTTTTTATTGACAGCATAGAAACAAACACAGGTTTGGTTATCTTTGCTGAAACACAACAGTTCTTGCTACACACTGATAGTGACAACCTGTCACCAAATACAGGTAAGCTATCTAACATCTCTACTTATCGATACAGTCCTGATGCGTCACCTATCTCACTAGGTACTACCATTGCATTCCTAGACAATGCTGGTGTTAAAGCCAGATTCTTTGAAATGTTTGATGTACGTCGTGAGGGTGAGCCACAGATTATTGAACAAACAAAAAGCGTACCTGCTTTACTGCCAAATGACATCGATGTAGTGTCAAACAGCAGAGAGAACAACACTGTGTTCTTTGTAAAAACAGGTGCTGCTGACGTTTACGGGTACAGATACTACAACACTGGAGACAGGCGAGTACAATCTGCTTGGTTTAAGTGGACTTTACCTCACAACATCGAATACTGTTTTGTATTGGATGACTCTTTCTACGTGGTGTCTTCTGACTTTAAGCTGCTAGAGATTGTACTGCAAAACAAAGACTCATTAAGAACAGTATCTGGTGATGATTTCTATGGTACAGATAGCTCTTTTGACTATCGTATCCATCTTGATTCATCTAGAACTATCACTGCTGGGTCTTACGACGCTGATACAGGTGAGACTACTGTTACGTGGTCGAACGCTGTAGGCACCGGCACTGCTGCTGTAGTCAATACATCTACAGGAGCTGTGTATGTACAAGCATCTAAGTCAGGTAGTACGTACAAGTTCAACGGTGACTTTAACGGACAAAGTGTAGTCATCGGTTTCTTGTTCGACATGTCTGTAGAACTTCCTAAACTGTTTGTCAAAAAGAAATCAAACCAAACCGTTGTAGCAGATACTACTGCTGCGTTGACTATCCAACGTGTCAACTTTAGATTCGGACCTGTTGGTCAGATTGACGTTGAGTTGAAACGTCTTGGTAAGTCTTCGTTCACTAACACATTTGACGCTGCATTCCTAGACTCTTACGATGCAGGTGAAGCACCCTTTGTCCCTGAACGTACTGTTTCTGTTCCTGTGTACGAGCGTAATCATAACTGTAATGTTATTCTTAAGTCCTCACACCCTGGACCGGCAAGCGTTCGTTCTTTGACCTGGGAGGGTGACTACACCCAAATGTTCCACCGACGTGTCTAAGTACATTCACAAACTTACACCGCAGGTCGCCTACGAGGTGGCCTGCAACCTTTTGCCAGAAGATCGTAAAGAGGTTGAGGAGGGTCATGGACGTGATCCCAAAATCATCCTGCCTATAGGTGCTAAAACAAACGATGCTGTTTACTTTAACGTACCTAATGGAGAACTTGCTGGCTGTGCAGGGGTAAACAAACAAGGCGCTATCTGGATGCTTTGTACACCTGCCATCCATAAATATCCAATCACTTTCGCCAGAGAAGCGAAACGCTATGTAGAAGGTCGATCTGAGAAACTTCTCTGGAACATAGTTGACAAGCGAAACACCACCCATCTAAAGCTTCTCAAATTCTTAGGTTTTAAGTTCTTACGTGAGTTAGAATATGGACCTAACAAATTAACCTTTATAGAATTTTGCCGTGTGCGCTGAACCCGTAACTATGTTGATGG